ATAGTTCCATTATGAGGTGGGAAGACCAAGGTTATATTTTTGATAAATTTTTAAGTAATAGAAATACTTATTTAAGACTTTATTCAGGTATTGATAGGTGGATATACAATGAAAAGATTGATTATAAATATTTTAATACTGATAAAATATCAAGTTGGGTTGAAAAAAAAGATAATGTGATTGTAATAGAAAATGGAAAATATATTAACAAGTAAACAAACTGAAATTATAAAAAGAATAATTAAGAATTATCCTCAAAGATTATATGATGTTCTCAATGCTTTTAATAAAAATCAATATGAAAACAAAGAATGGTTGATAGAAAAATTAAATCATTATTCTAATAAATATCATTTCTTTAATAAATCACAAAAAGATATAGACATAGCTATAATGGGTGGTTGGTATGGTTTGTTAGGTGAATTATTGTATAGTAAATTTATAACTAAACCTATCCATAGTATTGTATCATACGATATAGACCCAATGGCAAAAAAATTAGGCTGTATGTTTACAGATAATATTACATTTCAAACAGAAGATGTAAAAAATGTAGATTGGAAAAATAAATCATATTCTATTTGTATTAATACTTCTTGCGAACATATGGAACAATCACTTTTAGATGATGTCATAAATAATATTAGAGATAAAACATTGGTTGTCTTACAAAGTAATAATTATAAAAATGTAGACCAACATATTAATTGTGTAGATAGTTTAGATAATTTTAAGGAACGATATAGTAAATATTTTGACCAATTAAAAGGATTTGAATTGTATATTAAGAAAGAAGATTATACTAGGTTTATGATAATAGGAATAAAAAAATGTCAATAGATTCAAAAAAAGATATTATTATTAAAGATGTTATGGATATTTTTGAAGCAAGACATCCAGGAGTTCATAATAAAATTCAGCATAGTAAATGTGTAAGAGATACAGGTTATAATTTTGACGCTTTAGTTCACGATTTATATGAAGGTGGTATTACAAAAACATTAAAGGTTGCTGGAAGATATTGGTCTGGTGCAACATCATTTTTACCTAAAGCTGATAGAAAATATGCTTTAGAGGTTAATAGAATATTAGAAAAAAGAATTAATAAAGAATTATCATTACAAGAAGATAAAGATAAGATAGGTTTTCTTATTAAAATAGTTAATGAAATAGTTGAACACGGTTTTGGTTATCAAGATATAAAACAAGTATTAAAAAGAAGAACCAATTTAAGATTTTTTCAAGTGGACAGATATCCTGATAAAGAAACTATTGAAGAATTATTATATGACGCTCATAAATTAGTTCCTTACAAAAATAATATACCAGAACATAATATCAAAATTTATGGTCCCGAGTATTTTGAAGAAAAGAAAAAATTGGTGTTGTATACCGTAGCTGGTAGAAAAAAAGCTGGTGAGTTCAATAAGTACGGAATGAATCAATGGAGACCAAAAGGTAAACACGAAGGTGATTTTAAACTTTTAAAATCTCTTTATGATGAATGGAGAGAAAGACAATTAAAGGGTGTCAATAGAGGTTTAAAAGGTAAAACTTTTGGTGGACTTTTATTCAATGAACAAGTTAGAGCACCTTATTTACTAGTTTATACACAACGATTAAGACGACCAACTGATAAACAAAAAGAACAAGCATATCCTTCTGATACTTTTGGCTATACAAAATTAGAAGATGAGACTTTAAATTGGTATATATCAGCTGCTATGCACGGCATTGGTATGGCTTGGTTAGCAAACAATAAAGGTATTGACGCTTCATTTTGTAAATGTTTTTTTTATGATAAAACACATCCTAATAAAATATTAGAACCTATAAAATATGGAGATTCTAAAAAGATAGCCTTTATGTTAGGTTTAGGTTTTGAAGACCAAAATTATGGACAAGGATATAGATTGCCTGAAAGTAAATTGGAAGAGTATGTTGAGTGGGAATAAATTATGAAAATATTATGTGTCAGGATTGGCGACAAATATGGTCCTGAATATGAAACTTACCTAGAGAAAAAATTACCTGAATGCGAATTTATTTGGATAAGAGAACCTTACGATAAAAGAATTGCCTTACAATGGAATAAAATGTGGGGTATGCAATTAGATATAGACGAACCTATTTGTGTTATGGACATAGATATGTTGTTAGTTAATGATTACAAAAAAGTATTTGAATTTCCTATTAAGAGAGGACAATTTGTAGCTATACCAGGTTGGTGGAGAGAACAAACACCTGAACATAAAATCAATGGTGGTTTTTTTAAATATTATCCAAAAGATTGTAAATATATTTTTGATAAATTTATGTCAAATATAGAACATTGGCAATCTCATTATATTAAAATTGGTTTAACAACAGGTCCTGTAAATGGTGAACAACATTTTGTGGAAGATAGTGTGAGAGAGAAATTAGAATTAGTTTTAATACCTAATAGTTGGGTTACCAGATGGTGTGCTGATGAAGAAGTTTTAGGTGTAGGTAAAGATATAGAAAAATGGCAAATGAAGATGGCTAAGAAATATAAAGCAGCTTCAGGTAATATGTATGTTTATCTTGGTGGTCAATTTCATAAAGATATAAAACTTGTACATTTTACACAATCGCAGAATAAACCACATCTATGGGAGGACTATCATAAATATACATAGGAGAAAAAAATGGCATTTACGGTAAAATATAAGGTTACATCAAAAAGATATCCAGATAAGGTCTTTGGAAGTGTGGAAGAATTTTTTGGTGCTCACGATACTACAACTACTAATGATAAACCTGAAGAAAGAGCAAGACTGGAAGGTGATAATTTATTAGATAAGTTTTCAGTATTAGATGAAGGTGGAAAATCTGTAACTCATACTAAAGTTTGGATTGATGAAGAAGTATTTAATGAGTATTACAAAGCAATTACAAAAGATTTGGTTGAAGAAGACCAAGACTTGACTTTCACTAGAATTTAGTTATAATAGGATAGTTATGAATAATGATGAAAAGGCGCTAGCCAGATTATATACAATGTCCGATTGGATAGAATTTCCAGGTTTCAATTCAAAGAAACTATTAGAAGAAATTAAACCATTTGATGGTGATTGGAAAAGATATAATCCAAAAAAACCTAATAATCGTTGGGGGTTAAGTGTAACCAGTATTGATGGTGGACTCCACGGTGTTCCTGATTTAACAAGTTTAAGAGATTGGGAAATCCAAACTGGACAAGAAATACATAACCACGATATAATTGTTCCAACTCCTGTCTATAAAGAAAGCAAAGAATTACAAAAAATTTTAGAACCTTGGGCTAGATGGTTAGGTCGGTGCCATTTTCTACGTATGGATAGAGGTAGTTTCTTTCCAGATCATTTTGATGTTAATAAACATAACTTTGAATATGAAGAAATTAGATTGGTAGGATTTGTCAATGCAAATGAATATCACTTTAAATGGATATATGATGACAAACTTATCAAAGGTAATAGTGGTTCTCTTTGGTATTTTAATGGTAATAAAAGACATAGTGTTTTCTCAATGAAAGATGGAATAATGTTATTAGTTATTTGTTTAAAGTTTGATAAAGATTTATTTTTACATATGTTGGATTATGGGAAAGTAAAATAATGCTTTCTTTGTTATGGTGTTTATTTGGAATATTATCAGGAGTTCTTTTTGGAGTTATACCTGGTGCAGGACCATTTTTGGCAATTGCAACATTATATCCTTTACTATTTGCTTTAGACCCTTTTAATATATTACTCTTTTATATTTCACTTCTTATTACAACGAATTATACTAATTCGGTAACAGGTATTTTATATGGAATACCTGGTGACGCTTCAGCAGTATCTACTGCTAGGCACGGACATAACTTATTCTTAAAAGGAAAAGGACATCTTGCTGTAAGCAGCAACGCTATTTCAAGTACAATAGGGTCTATCTTTGCAATAGGTCTATTCTTATTATTTCTTCCAAGTATCTATAGTATATTTCAATTCTATAATAGTACCTTACAACTTGGTATTATATGCGTAGCAATTGTATTATTAACTCTTCTATCAAAACAAAAGATATGGAAGACAATACCCCTTTTTATATTTGGTGGAATATTAGCGAAGATAGGATTTGATAACACATCATACGAAACTTGGGGAACATTTGGTATTGATTACTTAACTTTAGGTATTCCTTTTAGTGCTGTAATGATAGGGTTGTATATTGTGCCTGAATTAATGAAATTTAAAGATGTTAAAATTGGTAGACAAAAGGAGATTAAGAAATTTGGTTATGCGCCTAGTACATTACCAGCAACAAGTGTAGGAAGTTTTGTTGGATTTTGGTGTGGTCTTATTCCAGGAGTAACCAATATTTTAGGGAGTTATTTGAGTGCTAACTTGGTTAAAACTGATATTAAGAAAATAGCGGCTGCCGAATCAGCAAATAATAGTGGTGCGTTAAGTTCCTTATTACCTTTAATTGTACTTGGCATACCTATTGTGGGTAGTGAGGTATTAGTTTATTATCTAATTGTAACCAAAGGTTTCACTTTTGGTGTGGAAACAATGTCCCATTTTACTAATATACTTTATTACATACCAATTGTTTTAATAATTTGTTTGATATTATCTTGGAGTTGTTTTAATTTATTAGGTCAATTAGCACATCTATATAAGAAATATAAAAATACATTGGTGTATGGTATTGTATTATTCATTTCTATAATGAGTATTTACATATATCCAGTAAGTGAGTGGTTATTAATAACATTAATTGTATTAAGTATAATAGGTTATTATTTAAAGAGAGTAGATACTTTTCCAATACTATATGGATTTTTCTTAACAGATTTGTTTTGGGATAACTTAATGAGAGTAATGGTAATATACGGATGAAATTAACAGACGATAAACATTGTTTTATACCAGAAGAAGACCAATGTGGTTGGCGTTGGGGTAAGGGTTATGAATTAAATCCTTTTTTATCCACAATGAAACAAATTTATAAAAGAAATACAGCGTTAGATATTGGTGCTCACGTAGGCATTTGGTCTAAAAGACTTGCATCCGAATTTTCAGACGTGGTATCATTTGAACCAATACCTCAACATATTGAATGTTGGATAAGAAATGTAAAAAATGATAATGTTGTTTTAAATAAGGTGGCAATTTCTGATAAGATAGGTACAGCAACTATGAAGTATATAAATTATTTTACAGGTATGTCCACTTTACATTATAATGCTGAAGATATGGATTATGAATTTAAAAGACTTACAAAAGAAAAGATTTTACAAAAACCAGAAGATGTTATTGTTGAGACCAAGACAATAGATAGTTATAATTTTCATAATGTGGATTTTATTAAAATGGATGTAGAAGGTCACGAATTAGAAGCATTAACAGGTGCTGAGAATACAATAAGAAAATATATGCCATCAATTTATATAGAAATATCAAATAAGGATGCTTATATTTTTTTAACTGAATTAGGTTATAGACAAAAGGAGGATTTTGGTAATGACCATTATCTATTTAAATGCGTAATTTAATTATAGGATATAAAAGAGGTTGGAACAAATATGAATGCCTTGAAAGGGCATTGAAAAATATTAATCAGGAAGTAGATGTAGTTACCAAAGACTTTGATAAAATTGAAGGACCTTATGATAGAATTTTTACGGTTGCAGAAAGTTTATTACCAATACAAGCTAAGTTAGAGAAAAAATGGGGATTAAATAATCTATCAGAAAGAGCAGCTGAAGTTTTATCTGATAAAAAAAAGATGGATGATTTTTGTAGTGTTATAGGTCTTCAAGACTTAATACCCTATAGTATCATACCTACAAATCCAGGAGATTTAGATAGATATAAAGAAAGTCCTTTTATAATAAAACCTATTATTGGTTCAGGTGGAAAAGCTGAAGGCTTAAATTATGTTTCTTTTAAAAATAAGAAAGAGTTTTTACTTTCAATTGGTACTACTGAATTTTTTACTAATAATGTAAAAGGTTGGAAAGATTCAAAATTTAATAATCGTATTAATCATTATATGGTTCAAGATCAACTTCCAGCTGAAGCTTACATTTGGGGTCCATATTATTATGTAAATGAAAAAGGTAGTTTAAGAAATGTATTATGGTTTAGAGGTAAAATTGCGTATGGTAGAATTGACAAATATAGATATGAAACTAAACCAATTGAATGGATGAGTATTAATGAGAAAGATGTACCAGAAGATGTACGAAATAAATCTAATAATTTTTTTGAAAGATTGGTAACTACTTTACATTTAAAAAATATGTTTTTTTCTGGACCTGATTTTTATAAATGGGATAATGATATGAAAATGATAGATTGCAATCCAAGAATTGGTCAAGGTTTACAACAAATGGATGATGTACACGGCAATACAATAGTTTCAAAAATTTTAGAAAGTAAACCTATATCTTATAATAAACAAA